GTACAGGATTGGTATTGGTGACGGCAGTACAGGCGATCCAGCCGATCGTAAGGAACGCAAAGAACGAATGGAACGACGTGGCTATATTGGAGAACCATACGCAGCACAGTATGGGAGCACAGATTTTAATGCTCAATTTCCAATAGGACGCAAAAATAGCTATCAGGAGGAACAAGAAAACAAAGCGAACGAAATGCAAAAAGCTGCCGATTATTTTCAGGATAGAATAAAAAAAGGGCACAAGGAATATTTAGGTTACGTAAACGCCGTTAAAGCAAAAGGCGGAAGTATGGATGCCAAATTAAAATTAGACTCGCTTTGGACAGCGTATCGAACATTAATGCTTACCTCAGAACTAGCAGCTCAAAGATATTCCGAAATGTATCGAACTTCTGTTAAAACGGCTATGCCGGGACCTGATCCTGAGACTGAGCAAGCACGTGATGACATTATTCTTGGTCTGTTAAAGTATACAAAAGATGATGAGTATAGTTCTTTCGACAACTATTTGATGAAAAGAATGCCGAACGGTGTTACTTCTCTTTTGACTTATAAATAATAAAGGATGTGAAAAACCATGTCTATCTTTTTATATGATCGCCGAGACATAACGTTACAGCATCACGGTATACTCGGAATGAAATGGGGTGTCCGAAGGTACCAGAATAGAGACGGAAGTTTAACGCAGTTAGGAAAAAAGCATAAGTCAACTAATGATACTTCTGAAACAAACAAACAACCACGATCCAAACGGTCACGAAGAAAACAGTTAAAAACAATGTCTACAGAAGAGCTGAGAACAAGACTTAATCGGCTCAAAATGGAAAAAGAGTACATGACTCTTACCGGAGAAACAATAGATCAAGGAACTAAATTTGTTTCAAATATTGTTAAAAAGTTTGGAACTGTGGCTGTATCAGAATTTGTTGAGACTTTGGCAAAGCAGAGCGGAAACAAAGCTGCTATGTCGTTCGTGAAGAAACTATCAGGCATGCTGTCCAAGGAAGCAACCAAGATGAATAATAAGAAGGATAAAAAGAAATGAAATTATAAGGTGTCTAAATAATTCGTCTTTTAGGCGAGTAAAAAGAGGTAATAATTCAAAATGTATTACAATGACTTTACTTTTAGTTCTCGGCTAAAGCATGCTTGGAACGCTTTTTTTAACAGAGCCCCTACTACCGTATACCGGGATTTAGGAGTAAGCTCATCTTATAGGCCAGATCGTCCCAGATACCACTATGGAAATGAGAGATCTATCGTGACATCCATTTACAATCGTATATCATTGGATGTTTCTACAATCGATATTTTTGATTGCAAAACGGATGACAGTAACCGATTTGTCGAAACTAACGACACACATTTAAATTCTTGTTTGACGTTAGAATCGAACATTGACCAGACTGGGAGAGCTTTTCGTCAAGATATTGTTATGTCAATGCTAGACGAAGGAGCGGTTGCTATTGTTCCAACAGATACAACATTGGATCCTGAGAATGGAGCTTACGATATTTTGTCTATGAGAACCGGAAAAATTGTAGCTTGGTATCCAAAGCATGTAAAAGTGGAACTATACAATGAGAATACCGGACAAAAGCAACAAATAGTAGTTCCAAAAGTATCTACTGCAATTGTCGAGAATCCTTTTTATTCTGTTATGAATGAACGAAACTCTACAATGCAAAGATTGATTAGAAAATTAAACATCTTAGACGCAATCGACGAGCAGAGCGGATCTGGTAAGCTAGATCTTATTATTCAGCTTCCTTACATCATTAAAAGTCAAGCGAGACGCAATCAAGCCGAACAGCGACGCAAAGACATAGAAACGCAGCTAGCTGGAAGCAAATACGGAATTGCTTACACCGATGGAACTGAACGAATAACTCAGCTGAACAGACCCGTTGAGAATAATTTATTAACTCAGATCAAGTATCTTACCGAATTACTTTTCAGCCAGTTGGGAATAACTCAAGCTATTCTTGACGGTTCTGCCAGTCCAGAAGAGATGCTCAATTACTACAACCGTGTTGTGGAACCTATACTATCCGCAATAACAGACGAGATGAAACGTAAGTTTCTAACAAAGACGGCTAGAACGCAGAAGAGAACCATTATGTTCTTTCGTGATCCGTTTAAGCTAGTTCCTGTATCTCAATTAGCTGAAATAGCAGATAAGATGACTCGTAACGAAATCATGACATCAAACGAAATTCGTCAGATTGTCGGTATGAGGCCGTCTGATGATCCTTCCGCAGATGAATTGAGAAACAAGAATCTTAGTCAATCGAGCGGTTCTTCTGATTCAAATGAGTCCAAAGATAACGAAGATGAAGAGCCAGCTTTAGAAAATGAATAGTTAAAGGGAGAATTTCAAAATGAAGTATGATTTTGGAGGTTGGGCTACTAAGGCGAATCTGAAATGCTCAGACGGACGCATTATTATGCCTGACGCGTTTAAAGATCAGGATGGCGCAACGGTGCCTGTTGTTTGGAATCATAGACATGATGGTCCAGATGATGTTTTAGGGCATGCGCTTTTGAAAAACATGCCAGATGGCGTTTATGCTTATGTCAAACTTAACGGCACACCGAATGGAGAACTTGCAAAATCTTTGGTCAGGCATGGAGACATCGTGTCTATGTCTATTCTTGCAAACCAGTTAAAGCAGAACGGTCCTCAGGTAATGCATGGTATCATTCGAGAATTAAGTCTGGTATTGGCAGGAGCAAATCCCGGCGCTACGATCGATTCTGTCAACATCAAGCACAGCGAGGAAGACGGAGAAACCGCGATCATTTACGCAGGCGAATACGTTGACTCTGAAGAGCTCGAACTAGAGCATGCTGACGATGGCGACAAAAATGACAACAAAAACGATGACGGCAATGATGGCGAAAAAACGGTCGAAGACGTCATCAACTCTATGAATGAAGAGCAGAAGAATGTTATGTATGCTTTGGTCGCTATGGCTAAAAATGGCGAAGAAGTTGCCGAGCATTCGGATGATTTAGAAAATCAAAATGTTTATGAAGAAGGAGACGATTCTATGAAACACAATGTTTTTGACACTGTAGAGTCTACAGAAAACAACACCCTCACCCATGCTGACGGCGAGAGAATTATTGAACTTGCTAAGAACAGCAGCGTCGGATCTCTTAAGAATGCTATGGAGACATTTATTTCTGACAAATTCGATGGCGATACTCTTGAGCATGGATTCGACGAAATCGATGTACTCTTCCCCGATTATAAGGATCTCATGCCCGGAGCTCCTGAAAGAGTCGACAGAGATCTCAAGTGGTGCGATATTGTAATTAATGGCGCTCATAAGAGCCCGTTCAGCCGCATTCGTACGCGCCAGATGGACACTAGAGAAATTACTGGTGCTGGCCGTGGCTATAAGAAGGGTACTCAGAAGAACGATATTACTAATTCTAAACTCATCAGACGTACTACCGATCCTCAGACGATCTATGTAAAAGACAAGTTGGATAGAGATGACATTATCGACATCACCGATTTCGATATCGTTGCATATCAGCAGTCTATCATGAAGGATTATCTGAAAGAAGTCCTTGCGCTGTCCATTCTTGTCGGAGATGGCAGGGATGAATTGGATCCCGATAAGATTTCCGAGGAGCACATTCGTCCCATTTGGACCGATCATGAACTTTATACAATTCACTACAAGATGAAGCAGGATGGAGAATATGTACAGGATCTGGTAGACGCTGTTAACCTTACCGGCGATGTTACCGATTATTCCGAGTCTTATAAATTCGCAGAGTATCTCATTGCTGCGTCTCTTTTCGCTCGCGAAGAGTACAAGGGCGAAGGTGTTCCCACGTTCTTTACACCTCTGCATTATGTTAATATGGCTCTTATGGCCAGAGATCTTAATGGTCATAGACTGTATAAGACCAAGGCAGAGCTCGCTCAGGCTATGAACGTAAAGGAAATCGTAACCGTCGAGCAGCTCAAGGGCAAAAAGCGTTTTGGTTCTGCTCTTACCGAAGACGCTAATCAGGAATACGAGCTTATCGGTCTGTTTGTCAACATGGATGACTATACCATTGGCGCAACAAGAGGCGGCGAGATCACAAGCTTCAATGATTTCGACATCGACTTCAACCAGCAGAAGATGCTGATTGAGACAAGACTGTCTGGTGCTCTTAGGAGAGTTAAGACTGGCGTTGCGCTTGAGTTCGCTACCACTATCAACGGTTGATAGATTAATCGGCGATTAAAATTTCAAAATGAAGGAGGCATATAAGCATGTCCAGATACTGCGGAAGAATCGGTTTTGGTATACCGACAGAAACGAGACCCGGTATATGGGAACAGTCGTCTATTGTAGAGCGAACTTATTATGGAGATGTTATAAGAAATTATCGCAGATCGGATTCCGCCGATAAAGTAAATGGTGACATCTCTTTTAGTAATCAAATAAGCATTGTCGCTGATGCTTTTGCAAATAGAAACATCATAAACATGCTATATGCCGAATTCATGGGAACAAAATGGACGATTACTTCTATAGAAGTTTTAGAGCATCGTTTAATACTTTCATTGGGAGGCGTATATAATAATGTTCCGTAGTAGAGATCCATTGCAAGAGCTTCTCGAAACAATTTGCGGGCATGTGTATTTTCAGCCTCCTGAAAATTTACAATTAAAATATCCGGCTATAATTTATTATTTAAGTAAATTGGATAAGATCTATGCCGATAATTCATCGTATTTAAGTTTTACCGCTTATGATATTGTTGTTGTCGATAGATCGCCGGATAGCGTAATAGCGGATGCTATTTCAAAACTTCCTATGTGCAGATTTAATCGTTCTTATGTATCCCAAAATCTAAACCATTTTTCTTTTACATTATATTATTAAAAAGGAGAGATTATAAAAATGGCTGATAACAAAATCGTATGGGATAAGTCTGGGGAAAGACGTTATGAGACAGGCGTCGACCATGGCGTTCTTTATCCGAACAAGCCCGATACTTCTGAAGCAGCAACTAAATCATTCACAGGCGGTGTTGCTTGGAATGGTCTTACTTCTGTATCAGAATCTCCCTCTGGGGCAGAAGCAAATGACATTTATGCAGATAACATTTTATACGCTTCTCTTCGTTCTGCTGAAAAATTTGGTGGTACCATCGAATCATACACGTATCCCGAAGAGTTTTGTAAATGCAACGGCGAAGCAACTCCCGAAGGTGCCGTTGGTCTCTATGTAGGCCAGCAGAAGAGAGAACCTTTCGGTTTCTGCTACCGTTCGGACATTGGCGATGATACTCAGGGAACCGTAGACCCCGATGTCGACTACAAGCTTCATCTCTGGTACAATTGCGTGGCATCTCCGTCTGAGAGACAGTTCCAGACAGTCAACGAATCACCCGAAGCGATCACCATGTCGTGGGAAATTTCTACAACTCCTGTCAATGTAACCGGCATGAAACCTACTGCTCTTCTTACTATTGATTCTTCTAAGCTTAAAACTACAGCGGAAAAAGCGAGACTTCAAGCTTTGGAGGATATTCTTTACGGCACGAATGGAGAAGGCGGTCAGGCACCCTACCTCCCCACTCCGGATGAAGTTATTCGAATCATGAAACCCACTCCTTGATTTGATTATTTGTAAAAGTCAAGACGTATTCAGGAAAGCTGGCGTCTTGACTTATATTTTTATATTAGAAAGGATGACATTTAATGTTAAAAAAGACGATCACTTTTAAAGACTATTTTGGCAATGAAAGAACACAGGATTTTTATTTTAATCTCAATGAGTCTGAGCTTGTCGATATGAACCTTATGGAAGATGGCGGTTTGGAACGTTTGATTAAGAATATTATTGATACTCACGACCAAAAGAGACTAATCGAGTATTTTAAAAAGATTGTGTTTGACGCATATGGTGAAATTTCAGCAGATGGCGTTCGTTTCATTAAGAGCCACGAACTTTCCGTAGCTTTTTCTCAGACAGATGCTTATAACAAGCTTTATATGGAACTCGTATCTAATGCCGACGCGGCTGCAGATTTCATTAATGGCATCGTCCCTCCTGAAATTGCAAAAAAAGCAAAGGAGCAGTCGGACAAAGGAATGAATCCGGCTCTGGCATCTGTTCAGAATAAAAACGTTCCTCTTGCTATCCCGACAAAAGGAGAGGCGGACGCTTAATAAATAAGGAGAGATTATGCTTACCATACATGTTCCCGAAGGACGTTTTTTCAATGATAAAACAAACGAATTTATTTATACAAAACCCGTCGATTTGCAGTTGGAGCATTCTCTCATATCACTTTCAAAATGGGAAGCAAAATGGAAAAAACCATTTTTAGATAATAAAGATAAAACTCCAGAAGAAATGCTGGACTATATTCGTTGTATGACTTTGACCAAAAATGTTGACCCAAAAATATACGAGATTCTCAGTAAAGAGGCATTAATTTCGATAAGAGATTATATTCAAGATCCTATGACGGCAACATGGTTTAGCGATGATAAAAAGAACCGAAGACCGAATAGAGAAGTAATTACTGCAGAAATTATATATTATTGGATGATCGCTCAAAATATACCGCCCGAGTATCAGAAATGGCATATTAATCGATTGCTAACCTTGATCCGAGTATGCAGTATAAAAAATGCTCCTCCTAAAAAAATGAGCAAAAAAGACATACTGCGACAAAACCGTCAGCTAAATGCGGCTAGA